CGCGCTCGGGCGACCACCAGGCGACGACGCGGTCAACGAAGGTCTCACGCCGGGCCATCACTCCCTCCCGAACGTGGCGAAACCGGCGGTGGTCCGCCGCGCGCCGATCACGCCGAGGTCGACCTCCATATCCGCGATGATGCGGTCGATCTCCGCGAGCGAGCGGTACTCGGTCGTGTTGCCGTCGACCGTCACGCGGGTCACGCCCAGCGCGCGGGCGGCCCGAAGCGCGTCAAGCTGCGCCAGGGTGTACTTCGCCATCACAGCCATGCCTTTCTGCCGCCGCCGAACCAATCCGGCTTCTTCGGTTTTCCCGTCGGGGATTTCGGAAAGGGTCTCTCAGGACGCCCGGCCGGAGCGGGATCCGGCGCACCGGTGTCGAACTGCGCCTCGAGCGCGTCCCAGCGTTTCGCGTCCCAGCGATCCATGCCCATGACCCAGGCCGCGGCACGGGCATAGACCCGGCAGTCGAGCGCCTCGTTGCGGTCCCGGGTCTGCTGCCATTCCAGCTTCTGAAATCCCATCCTGTTCTTCGAGGTCACCAGCTGCTCCGCAGTCAGCTGGCGGAACCACTCGGCCGTGTTGCCCCGCCCGATGTGGACGAAGCCCGCAGGCCAGCCGGACCCGACCTCGAGGTCATCCTCGGTGGGCGCGTCAAGGCGCAGGAAGCGATAGGTCTCGGACTTGAACACCGAGACCGATACACTCCAGAGCTGGACGCCGCGCCTGATCTTCCGGCCGCCCTCGGTCACCTCCACGAAGGTCGGCCCATTGACCGGCATCGATTGATCGAACCGGCCCTGCCCTTTCACGGCGAGCACCTGACCGCGTCCCATGCGGCGGCACCAGGCATAGACCGCGTCGGTCGTGGCCCCATCGCCGGTGTCGATCGCGAGGCGGGCAAGCGACATTTCCGCGCCGGACTCGTGGCGCCAGGTGCGGCCGAGAAGGTCGGTCATGCCCTCCCACACATGCTGCCCGCCGATCTCGCCGTCGATGACGATGTGGTCGACAAGCCATGACTGCAGACCCCGGCCCCAGCCCCAGACGTCGATCTCGATCCTGCCCTCCCGCTGGACGTCCGCGCCGGCCGTGAGCACCAGCGCGCCCATCGGGACCGTGCCGAGATTCCAGTCCTCGCGCCGGTCATAGAGCCGCTGCCAGTCGGGCGCTTCGCCGCGTTCCTGCCAGGTTTCCCCGAGAATGGTGTTCTTGAGGGTCTTGAGCTCGGCATCGTTGCCCTGCGCCTCCTCCCAGGAGCGGGCGATCTCCGACCAGGAGAGCCACCCGAGCGGGGAGTAGAGGCCCGAGATGTGAAACCCGACCGTGCCCGCCGCCTGCGCGATCCGGACCTGTTCCTCCGGCGCGGTGGCGATCCATCCCGCACCATTCTCCTCCGCCATCATGAAGGACTTGTGCCGCTCTTCGATTGGCTCCTCGCAAGCCTCGCAGACATAGCGGGCGGTCTCGGGACGACCTTTCACCCAACGCAGCCGCTCGAATTTCAACCATTGCAGGACGCCGCAATGGGGGCAGGGGACGTGATATCGTCGCTGGTCGGACAATTCGAACTCCCGCTCTATTCGGGACATGCCGCGGATCGTCGGGGTCGAGGCGAGGTAGATCTTCGCCCGATGGCCGAAGGAGATGGTCCGCGCCTCGGCCAGAGAGATGGGGTCGCCCTCCCCGTCGACGTCGCCGGGATAGGCGTCGACCTCGTCCTGAAAGACCCAGCGCGCCGGCATCGACCGCAGGCCGACTGCCGAATTCGCGCCGGTCCGGATCAGCTGCCCGCCGGGGAAGCGCTTTCCGAGGATGGTGTTCCCCGAATCCCGGGCCCGGTTGGGAGAGACAAGGTCGCGCAGCGCCGGGCTCTCCTCGATGAGCGGGTCGATCCGCTGCTGGGAGAGTCGCTTTGCAAGGTCGGTCGTGGGCTGCACCGCGAGGAAGGGCCCCGGTGCCCGGTGGATGCAGTAACCCATCCAGTTGTTGCCTGCCTCGGTCGCGCCGACCTGGGCGGATTTCATGAAGACGACCCGCCGTGCAGGATCCCGGGGCGAGAGCGCGTCCATGATGGCCCGCATGAACGGGGTCCGGCGGGTCCGGTAGGGCCCCGCCTCGGAGGCCGCCCTCGAGGACAGGACCCGGTGGCGGTCGGCCCATTGCGACACTGTCTGTGCCGGATCCGGCGCGAGGCCGCCAAGCCAGGCGCGCCGGAGCTCGTCGGCGCCCTCGAAGTCAGCGAAGCTCAACCTTGACCTCCGCCAGCTCGGCCATGTGCGCTCGGAGGTGCCGCTCGAGGACCTGCTCGAGCAGATGCGGGTCGACCGAGAGCTCGGCCGCCATGTTCGCCGCGATCCTGGGCGGCCAATTCATCCAGGCGTCCCGCTCCCGCCGCGCAAGGTCGAACACGTAAGCCGCCGCCCGCGACCGGTCGACCACCTCGCCTTTCAGCTTCTGCAGACGGACCTTCTGCGTCTGCGCCTTCAGGACCTCGTTCGCCATCCGGGCGCGCAGGAAGGAGACCTCGCCGCCGGGTGCGACAGGATCGGTGTCCGCGTCGCCGCCGGGCTCGCGGGGAGGCTCGCGCCCGGACTCCCGCAGAGTCTCGTCAACCGCCCGCAGCGCCTCGCGCGGCACCGGCTTTGTGCCGGGAGGCGGACCCCCGGCGCGTGTCCCGGCCGCCTTGGTGACGCCCAGCGCCCGCGCATGCGGGCCGCGCTGCCGGGTGGGGTCGGTGTTGGCGTCCCATTCCCGGTCGGCCATATCCGGGTCGATGGTCCCGTCCGGCAGCGTCGTGATGCGACCCGAGGCAATGGCCTTGCCCACCGCGACATGGCTGACCCCCCGGAGGAGGGCATAGGCCCGACGCGAGAGGCCCACAGGATCAATCCCCGATCAGGGACTGGAGATCCCGCAGCGACATCGTCACGTCGCCCTTTTTCACCAGCCGGTCGCGCGGGTCCTTCTTTGCCGCCGGCGTTCGGGACCGGGCCGCCCGCTGCTCGTCCTGCGCCTCCGGGTTTTCGAGGAAGCGGTCATAGACCGCCTTGATGATGACCCGGTTGTCCTGTGACTGGCCGCTTTCGACCCAAAGCGCGTCGAACCACTCGCGATAGAACGCCTCGACATCCGGGTCGACGTCGATGTCGAACTGCTCGGTGCGCAGGTTCTTGTTGAGGTTCATGGACGAGCGCATCACGGCCGCGCCGCGGGCGCCGGAGACGATGATGACCTTGGCATGCACCGACAGGCACCGGAACGCCTCGACGCCCAGCGCCTCGATGAGGGGCCCCGCGAATTTCGGGGACTTCTCGAAAGTGCCCCGGTCGAGCAGTATCCGCATGTCGGTGATGCGCCCCGCCAGCCTGATCTCCTTTGCCCGGCCCACATCGTAGAGGCCGGTCGTCCAGGTGGAGATGCGGACCGCGGCAGGCCCGAGCTCGTCCACCATGTGCTCCATCGCGTCGATCGCGGAGAACTGCCCGGCCGTGAGGCCGGTCACCCGGATCCCGGGGGAGAGGGGGCCGATGACCTCGGCCGCCGTCTCGGTCCGGTGAATGACCCGGCGCAGCTTCTCCGTCTTGAACCGGAGCGCCCGCGGCCGCTTCTGCCCCTGGCTCATGCCGCCCTCCGCTTGCGAAGGACCGCGTCGAATTCGGCGCCGGTCGCGGCATGGATGGCGCGGCGGCCGGTGAAGGACTGCCAGCGCTGCACGATGACATCAACGAACCTCGGCTCGAGCTCCAGGAGGCGCGCGAACCGGCCCAGCTTTTCGCAGGCGATGAGGGTCGAGCCCGAGCCGCCGAAGGGGTCGAGGATGATCGCGCCCTTCAAGGTCGAATTCTCGAGCATTTCGGAGATGAGCCCAACCGGCTTCATGGTTGGATGCTCGTCCGACCGGGACGGCTTCTCGAAGCGCAGGATCGACTCGTCCAGCGCCTCGACCGCCAGACCCTCGCCGGTGACCACGATGGTCCGGCCTTCGACCCTGATCTGGATCGAGCCGTCCGCCATGACCTGCACGGGCGCGGCATCGCGCTCGAGGACGGTGGTCTTCGCCCGGCCCCCGAACCAGGTGTGCGCCGCACCAGGCTTCCAGCCATAGAGGATGGGCTCGTGCCGCCACTGGTAGTCCGAGCGGCCGAGGACAAGGCTGGGCTTCACCCACACCAAGCAACCGGACAGCTTGAAGCCCGCGTCGCGGAAGGCGCGCCGGAAGGCGAGACCCTCGGTGTCGGCATGGGCGACATAGATCGGCGCACCGGGGCGCATGACGGCCACGGCGGCCATGAAGGCTTGCTGCAGGAAGGCCCGGAAGTCCGAGGCCGACATGTCGTCGTTGGCGATCTTTCCGGCCCGGCCCTCGTAAGCGACGTTATAGGGCGGGTCGGTCCAGCAGCCGTCGACCGCGACGTCGCCGCAGAGCGCCGCCACATGATCGGCGCGGGTCGCATCGCCGCAGAGCACAACGTGATCCCCGAGCCACCAGACATCACCCGGAACCGAGACGGGAACG